CTTCAAAGATCTGAAGACAAAAAAGTAAAACACCCTGTCTCAAAATAAGCCCTCCTCTTTTCCCCTTACCATTGGTCATAGGAGAACCCTATGCCACGATTCGATCAACTACCCGATAAAGATGCTTCCAGTGACGAAAAGCGGGAAGCTCAAGCCAAACGTGCCAAGAAGTGGGGCATTAAAGCCCAAGAAGATGCACGTCTAACCCCCCCTGCTGATTTCCCACAGGATGAAGAAGATTATGCTGACCCTGTCAATCTCGCTTTCCCATTAACCCCTCTTGAAAGGCTTCGTAATGCTGCTGTCAGGTTTTCACAATTCGCTACTACTCGCTATTCTGATGACCCAAAAGGAAGAACGATTGTTGCTGATCGCATTGTAGAGGCTGAATTACAAGATGGAATTACCCCAAGTGAGTCCAGTGGTGTTCTTGAATATGCGAGTTCTTCTGTCAAAAAGAAACTTAACTCATCACGTAAAATGGACTCTCAAACTCGTATCAGTGAGTGTAGGGTCAGGATGGATGGAACGAAACGAACGGATGAGGGGTATTTGGAAGTACCTGTATTTGCGACTCGTTCCGATGTCTTTGTTTATGTCGATTCAAAGACAGGGAAACCTAGACGAGAATGGCGTCCTCCTTCTGAAGTCTATGACGATAATTCCATGAAAACATTAGCCAAAAAACCATTTACATTAGGGCATCCCCCCACCATGTTAACCCCTAAAAATACTCGTAAATATCAACGAGGTTTTGTTAGTTCGGACGTGGGAAAACAAGATAACTATGTCACTACTTCCGTGATGGTTACAGATTCAGAAGCCATTGAGTATATGGAAAGCAAAAAGATGACAGAGGTATCTTGTGGCTACAAATGTGATCTGGAATGGACTTCTGGAGTGACACGTGATGGTAAACACTATGATGCCATTCAAAGAAATATTCGATATAACCACCTTGCTCTTGTTGACAAAGGACGAGCTGGAAGAGATTGCAAAGTGCATCTGGATTCTAACGAATACCGCTTTGATGCCTATCAAGTTGATGATAATTTTGAAACCAAAGGAGAAAAGAAAAAAATGCCAATTGAAATAAATGGTCGCCGTTTCGATGTCGATGAAGCGGTTGAAGTCGCCTATTCTGTTCATCTTGAAAAAGTCAAACAGGATAAAGACGATCTTGAAGCCTTAAAAACGAAAGTGAGTGAACTGCAAGGGAAATTTGATACGAAAGAACAGGAAGCCAAACAACTTAAGGAAAAAAATGACTCTGTTAATGTCGGTGCTTTAGTAAAGGAGCGCTTGGCACTTGAAAAGACGGCTAGTCGTTTTGTCAAAGATTCTGTTGATGGATTAACAGATCGTCAGGTCAAAGAGGTTGTTCTAAAAAGCGTTTATCCCGAAATGAAATTTGATGACAAAGAAGATGCTTATATCAATGCTGGGTATGAGTTAGTAGCCAGTGGAGCGAAAGCATCTGATCCCGGTAAAAAAAGAACAGATAGTTACGACAGAGCTTTGAAATCATTGGGTGGGAAACCCAGTGACAAAAATGACTCTATCACAAATGCCCGCATGGACATGATCCAAACTATGGGCAACGCATGGCAAAAAACAGCCCATTATGGTAAAGCACCTGTCATGATTACCAAAGAAGGAGATAAAGAATAATGTCCCAACTAACTACTACCAGAACACCTGAACTCGGTTACATCGGTCAATGTGCCGATTGGTCAGATAAGCGAGTGCTGACACGTCAAGCAGCCGAAGATATTAATTTCGGGGATTTGCTCACCGAAAATGCCGCAGGAGATGAAGTTTTCAAACTCCTGCAAAATCGTTTAACACTCACTTTAAATGCTGATCTTATTACTGGAAATAGCTTAACTGGTACCATCAAGTACAAACATTTGAATGATACGTCTTTTACAGAGAAAACGATTGGACCAGTTCCGTTTAATACAGATCACGACACAACAATGAATGACCTAAAGTCTGAAATTGAAACCGAATTAGCAACGGCTGTTGCTGCTACTGATGTTGTACTGAGTGATACTGTTAATAATCGTGCGGTTCAAATTACAGCCCAAGAAGGGTATCAGCTTGAAATTGGGGCTACTGCCTTTGTCGTTACTGGGGGTGTTTCTCAGGCTACTGTAACACCTAGTAGGGACACAACCCATCAGGTACGAGGGATTGCCCTCCATCAGCATCGTGTGCCACCTGACCAAAATGAAACCGCTAAGTATGAAAAAGGATCGGCTGTTAATCTCGCTACAAAAGGTACGTTTTGGGTAAAGCCTACCGAGGCAACCAATACGAACAGTGATGTGTATGCCAATTTTGATCCCACGAACAGAGGTCAATTAAGAGCTTCTTCTGGTACAAGCCCCACCGTAGCAACACTGGTAGCTGCGGGAGCAAAATACCGTGGTAGTGCAGCCGCCAACGAACTCAATCAACTTGAACTGAACCAACCGTAAGGGAGAAAATAAGATGGAATTAAAATATGATCGACAAGAATTTGCCTATAACGTACTGAAAGAACGCTTTGATGCCAATGAAAGTATGTGGCTCTCTGAACAATTGGTTGCTTATGAAGAACAAATTTATAAAATTGAGTACGAAGGCTATTTATACAAAGAATTGTCTCCCGTTGTTTCTGACGGTGAAGGGCTTCAGTCGGTAGGCTATTTCCAACGCAATAAATCAGGGAAAGCGAAAATCTTATCGAGTGCTGCTGATGACCTGCCTAATTTAAATGCTAAGATGACGAAGCAAACGCTTCCTGTATATCACTACGGGGCTTGTTATGGGTGGGATTATTGGACTCTGAAAGAAGCACAGCGCTTGGCAATGCCATTAGAATCAGATATGGCGATGGATGCAAGGGACGCAATGGAATTATTACTAGATGATGGTTTCTTTGATGGCATTACGTCTCACGATGTGCCAGGCTTGTTCACCAATGCAAACAATTATCCTGAAGTGACTATCGCAGCCGGTGGGCTTCTGTCCAAGACTCCTGAAGAACTTGTCGAGATATTTGGAGAATTGATCGATAACGTGTACGATACAACGCAACGTAGACATAGGGCTAATGTTTGCCTTCTTCCCGTTCATGTTGAATCGCATTTTAAAAGAGCTATTTTATCAGGTTCAGCCATGAGCGTGATGAATTTCTTGCGTGCCAATTATCCTGAAGTTCGCTTTGTGGGAACAAGTAAGGTCAAAGGACGAACATTTACACTTGCAAGTGGTACTTTCACTAATAAAAACTTTATCTGTGCCTATAAAGTAGACCCTATGGTACTTAAATACAAAGTGCCTGTACCCTTCTTGCAACATCCTTTAGAGCGTCGTAAAATGCTTTTTGCACGGGATGTGACAGGAGATATTGCAGGTGTTGAAATTAAAAACTTTTCAGCTTTTGCAATCGGAGCTGCAGATCTTGACCCATGAGTATCCGAGATATTTTGTTTGATTATGCTCCTGAGTTTGTCACACAAAATAGTGTTGAACTCGCTCGCATTGATCGTTTTATTGAGTATGCAAAAGAAGATGTCAACAAGACCCGATTCGGTGATAAATATGATCGGGCGGTGGCATTAAAAGCAGCTCATGAGATGACAATGGCTGATACAGCTCAATTGAGTAGTTCAGGGGGTGAAGTCACTTCTGAAAGGACTAGGGATGTTGCTATTAGCTACAAAAGTAGTTCAGGTACAGAAGGGGTATACTCGGAAACAAAGTACGGTAGACTTTTCCTCAGTCTACTTAAATCTATCCCTCACAGACCCATGCTTGTATGACCCTTATTGATACTAACTTACGCAAGCTCATTAAAGAGTTACATATCCTTGAAAGTAAGGAAATAAAGGTAGGATTGTTGGGTTCAGCAGGAAGCGATATTGTGAAAAGGGGAGGCTATCAGGAGTTCGGAACTTCCAGAGGTATCCCTGAACGTCCTTTTATTCGTCCTTTGCTCGAAGAGCATCAGGGTGAAGTGAAAGCAAGAATTCAATCTGAGGTTAACGGTGTTTTACAGGGTGGTAGTGCTGTTACCGCTCTCAATAGAGTCGGCAATTTCTCAAAAGGGAAAATTCAACAAATCATTAGTGAAAAATTATCTCCTCCCTTAGCAGCATCAACCATTAAAGCCAAAGGCAGTAGCAAACCACTTATTGATACGGGACAAATGAGAGCCAGTGTCAACTTTGAGGTTATTTAGTGTTAGCACTTTGGAAAGATAAGATTGCAGTCACTCGGTATCCTGTAGGGGATTATGTCAACGGTATTTATGTCGATGGAGTTCCTACAGAAATTGAAATAAAAAAATGTTCTGTACAAGCAACGACAGCAGAAAGAGAAAGACTTGTGAATGATGGTGGAGCTGGACTCACTGGCTTGATCGCTATCTACACAAAAGAACCGCTTTACACTTTTATACAAAACAACACCCTCACACGCTCTGATCGAGTGACTTGGAATGGATCAGCTTATGAAGTATTTGATACCAGCAATTGGAATAAAGGGCTTAAACGAACTGAACATTACCATACTATTGCAAGAAGAATTGAGGAGACTGATGAGGGGACGGACTGTTAATGGGTATACCTTGGACAACTATTGAACCTCTCCTTCGCAACTGGATTAAAACATCTTCCGGGTTTCCTGAAGATAAGGTTATATTCTCATATCAAAATGATCCTCGCCCCCAGACCCCTTACTTTACCCTGAACCCTCGCTCTGTGATGAGAGTAGGCATAGATGAAAAGCAATGGCGAACGGATGGCAAAATGGATGTAACCCAGTACCGCAAGGTGATTTTTTCTCTTAATTGTTGGGGTAAAGAGGCACTCAAATCAATGAGCAAAGTGCAAGATGGTCTGGAACGGCCTTCTATTTATGCCACTTTTGAGGTGGAATGTTTAGCTCTAATGACAAGCGAAATTAGGGACCTTACATTTATTGAAGCAGATCGTTTTAAAGAGCGTTCTCAAATGGATATTATGCTGCATAGTCGAAATACCATCATTGATGACGTTGGATATTTTGATAAAGTGGAAATCACTGGAGAGATCGAACAAACGGTTGCTACTGGAACAAGGATATTTACAGTCGGTGTTTAATTAAATTGGAGGCACATTATGGGTGTTGAAGAAATAGTACAAGTAACGATTACAAGAGAAACAAAAGCGGTAACGGCTGCTGGTTTTGGATTACCTCTCATTTTAGGGTTAGCAGCCGTGTTTGCAGAAAGAGCCAGAAAGTACACTAATTTAACAGGTGTTACGGATGATTTTGCTACCAGTACTGATGAGTACAAAATGGCTCAGAAGCTGTTTGGACAAACCCCCAGACCGCCCTCTATCCTTATTGGTAAGCGTACAGCAGCCGTTGCCACTGTTGTCACATTGACTTTTTCTGGTCCTCTTGCTGCAACTCATGTTGTCGCAGGGACGGTTAATACAACTCCTGTGAGCGAGGCTTTTGATACCGATAATGCAACCACGTTAGCCAATATCGCAGCCGCTATTCAAGCCGATGAAGGCGTGGTCACAGCAGTCAGTAACGGAACCAATCTCATCACCATTACAGCCGTCACAGAATGGGTCTTAACAGTAGGAACATTTACGGTGACTGGGACAGCTCCTCCCACAGTAACCAATGCCACAACTGTCACAGGAAGAACTGTTCAGGATGACATTGATGATGTTATTGACGAAAACAATGACTGGTATGGTTTATTATTAACGACAACCAATAAAGGAGCCATACTTGCAGCAGCCAATAGGATGGAAGCTGAAATCAAATTAGGCTTCTATCGGAGCGATGAATCAGGAATTGATAGTCCCTCATCTACTACCGATTTAGCAAAACGCCTCGATAACGCTGCTCTCAACAGAGCTGCCTTGATGTATGCCCAAGGAAATATCACGGACTATCCCGATGCTGCGTGGGTTGGTCGCACTTTTCCTATTAATCCTGGTAGTAGTCGTTTCGCACTGCGGGAATTAGCAGGGGTTACAGTTGATAACCTCAATGACACTGCCAAATCGGCAGTGCATGATAAAAACGCCAACACTTATACCGAAGTGGGCGGCAAAGGGATCACTCAAGAGGGAAAAACGTCTGGCGGTGATTTTATCGATACAGTCAGAGATATTGACTACCTTCAGGTACGGCTTACGGAAGCCATTTTTGATTTATTTACGAGAGTGGAAAAAATCCCCTATACAGATGCAGGTGTACGAACACTGGTTGGAGAAATTGAAGCGAGTCTACAGCAACGTATTGATGACGGTGTTGTTACTGATTTTACTGTTACCGCTCCTAAAGTGGCTGATGTCTCAACAGTTGATAAAGCCAATCAATTGTTACCCGATGTGGAGTTCACTGCCACGTATGCAGGCGGTATCCATAAAATTATCATCAACGGATTAATTCAGGTTTAAGAGGTAAATAGAAATGCCATGTAAAAAAACATTTGATCCCAAAAGTATTCTCGTTCGTGCGAATGGGATTGTGATTGAGGGATTTGTCGAGGACGAATTTATTAATGCAGAACGCAATGAATCAACTTGGACAATGGTTAGCGGTGCTGATGGCTGCATAACACGGATTAAAAACAATAACAAATCAGGGACTATTACCCTGACACTCCAAAAGACATCGGATTCAAATGCTGTACTGGATGCTTTCCGCAAAGCAGATGAATCAGCCAATGCAGGCAGTTTTAATATCCTGATTGTTGAATTGCCTCTAGGTGATACGGTGTTAGGAATCGCCTCTTTCATTGAGAAACCTCCCCCTGTTACTTTTGCTGGTAAAGATGAAGTGCCTTCCAGAGAATGGGTCATACTGGTTCCTGAATTGGTCATGAATCTAGCAGGAAGTGCCGATCTGGGCGGATAAAAGATGACAACCCCTAACGAAGATCTTAAATCAGTCACCTATAAAGGCAAAACCTATCAAATAGGCTTGCATAGTCCCACCAAAGGACTTTATTATGTAGCCGTTTTGGGTGAGCTCATCGCCCCTGCTCTGTGTGCTTTGGTTGCTACTGACAGCACAAACGCTCTTGAGGATATTAAATCCAAAGTACAAGAGTCCTCCTTTAGCTCCGATATGCTCTCCAATGCAGCCTCCTTGTTCTTCAAGAATATGAACAAAAAAGAATTCCCTAACTTAGTAAAAGAATTATTATCCGTTGTTTACCTCAACAACACTCCAGTCAACCAAATGTTTGATGCCATTTTTATAAAACAGTATGATGCTATTTTCTTCTTGCTCAAGGAGGTTATCGAGCATAACGGTTTTTTAGAAAGCATTACCGAACTTCTTGCAAATCATCTGACAGCATAACCACTTCCATCCCCCCCGATCTCCCTTGGCAAATCTACCGACTCGTTATCAAAGGCATTGCTCAACCATGGGAAATAAAGAATCATTGGAGTTATAAAGACATGATACTGGCCAATGAAGCCCTTGATATAGAAGAAGATCTTCAATACAAGATGAACAAGAAGATGGAGAAGGACATGGAGAAGAGTAGGGGTAAACGTTAGTCCCCTTAGTTCCCATCGGGAAAAAAATAATCCCAATAGTTCAGCCTTTACGATAGTAATAGAGGTACGTACAAATGGCACTGGCTGAATTAGTTGCAAGGATCAAAATTATTTCTCAAAGCCAAACACTCCAACAATTGGGGATAAAATTGACGCAATTGGATTCTAAATTAAGAGCTATTCAAGCAAAAGCAATACAGGGAATAAGAATTGGTCCAATAAATACTTCCGGTATAGATCTGTTAACTAACAAAATAAGAAATTTGGTTGTTTCTGTTGGAAAAGCAGCACTTAAGATGGCTGCTTTTGGCGGATTTCAGATATTCAGTGGTCTAGCAGAATCTATTTTTGCAACGGGTGCAGCTTTTGAACAATTACGAGCGAGTCTAGTAACAGTGACAGGCAGTGCAGAAAATGCAGTGAAAGCGTTTGAATTTATCAAAGATTTTTCTACTGAAACACCATTTGAAGTTGATAAATTGACCAGTGCTTTTATTCTACTTAAAGCGAGAGGACTTGATACTTCAAAAAGGGCTTTTTTGGCAATAGGTGATGCAGCCTCATCATTGAAGCGACCGTTTGAAGCCTTTGCTCTAGGAGTCGCTAATGCAACAGCAGGCAACTTCAGAATTCTACGCAATCTAGGATTTCAGTTCAAAGTAACAGGTGATCAAGTAGCAATTACTTTTAAAGGTATAACACGGACAGTCAAAAAAGAAGGTAAGGCAATAGAAGAAGGCTTGTATCAGATTTTTGAGGCTAATTTTGCAGGTGGCATGCTAAGACAATCAAAAACAGTTAATGGCATCCTTTCCAACATAACTGATTCGTTTAAAAATTTTGCAGATGATGTTTATAATTCCAATTTAAAAGCAGGAGCAGCAACAGGTCTTCTTCAGTTATTGAAAAGTATAAATATTTTTAGGAAAAATAATGCAACAAAAATAGGACAGGCACTTGGTGATGGTCTTAACTTTTTTATCGGTGTGGCAAAACAAGCTATTGTACAAGCCAAGCTATTTATTATATCACTGGGCGGTTTTCAGGGCATTAAGGAAAAGATTGATGCGGTCAAAAATGCCTTTACTTTTCTATTTGATAAATTAGGCGGAGCAAAAGGGATTGTATCAGGACTGAATGGTGTTTTATTAATTTTAGGAGCTAGGTTGATTGGATTGAAGGCTATTGCTATAGCAAGTTGGGCGGTGAGTGTCGTGACAGCATTGTATTCTATGGGTGCCGCTGCTGTAATTGCTCAATTAGGCTTTCTGCTTTTACCCATTGCAATCGGTTTATTAATTATCGCATTGGCTTTAGTAATTGGCGATATTATGAATTTTGCTAATGGCTCTGAATCTCAAATTGGCAGAGCTGTTGCATTTTGGAGTGATGCTTTCCTGGGATGGCAACAAATAGCTATTGAAGTGTGGGAATCTATTTCTTCAACTGTTCAAAGAGTTTTGTCTTCCATTGGACAGAATATGACCAACACTTGGAATTTGATAAAAGAAGTTGTTGGGAATGTTTGGAACTCTATAATGGCTGTAATTACAAGTATACTTGTATCGATTATCGCACACATTGCTGCTTTTGTTCAGCTTGCGATTCAATATTTTAATAACTGGAAGCAGAATGTCATCAATACAATTAATCTAATCAAAGAAGAATTCACGAATGCTTTTAATTCCATTGCATCTTTTATCAGTGGAATTATTGATACCATTGTCGGTTTCTTTACTGGGTTGCCTGATAAGTTAGCTTCTATCGGTGCTAATGCAGCCAGTCGCTTTATAAATAGTTTAGTGGGTGGTATTAAAGCAAGAGCTGGGGAAATTGGAAACGCTGTCGGTGCAGGTGTGGCTGCTGCTGCTGCTAAACTCCCTCATTCTGATGCCAAAGAAGGTCCATTGTCCAACCTGACAGCTTCAGGGCAATCCATCCCCCTTACTCTTGCTAAAGGGATTATGCAGCGTATGGATATTCCTATTGCTCTCATGGAGAATATGGCTGCCAATATGGTTGCAACAATGCCTGTCATTCGTCCTGTAGGCTCTAGCAACTCATTTAATGCAGGGGGTGTTACCAATCAAACTCATATTACCGTCAATGGTCAAACTGGCTCTACTCCTCTCCAGTTGGCTGCTGCTGCAAGGGCGGGTAGTTCCGATGGAATTACCGATGCCTTTGCTTCAGTGGCTCGCAACTTCCCACTGCGAACTGCGAACGCCTAATGGGTGACTTCTTACTCAATACGTTCAGGAACAAAAGGAATTGCGAACCCTTACGAATAGAGTTTGATAACCCTCCTAATATTATCGGTCCCTCTGATTTCATTGAACTAGATGCACTCATTAGCTATTCCGATATTAGGGAACAGGATATTACCGCTCACAAAGTAGAAGAAGGGATCCAAATAACCGATCATATTGTTGTGAAGCCCGAAGCACTTTCATTCACAGGATTGGTTACAAACATTCGTGAAGCTGAGACCGTATTTGGCACTTCATTTGATTTTGGTTCCAAAGTACTAGGGGATGTTTTTAGCACCTCCAGTATTCCTGTTGTGATGGAACGCTTGCAACGGGATATGGATGAATGGTTTCGTAAAGATGGCTCCCATGTTCAAGCCTTTGAGAAAATCAATAAAGCGATGGATCTTGGGACACTGTGTAAGGTGTTTACTCGCCGCAAAGTGTACAAAGATATGCTCATACGGAAATTAGACGCTCCTATTGAGGCTCAATTAGGGGATGCTCTCCAGTTCAGTATTGAAATGATTCAAATACGCAAGGTGAGTGGGCAAACGATCACTGTACCATCAGTCAATTTTGGCAAGCAAACATCCCTTAAAGATCAGCTTGTCAAACCCAATGAAAAACAGGTTGTGGACAAGAAACGTAATCAAAAGGGACAATTTGTCTCAGATAAAACAACACTTCCTTTGACAGATTCTCAATCCAATAGGGCTAACGAGGTTATCTCATAATGGCATTGGTGCAAATACCCATTCGTATCGACAGAGCGAATTTTGAAGCCAGTCAGGATTTTGAAATGAGCTTAGGAGGCAAGAGGTTACTTTTTCAACTTCGATTTAATGTCAGATCTCAGACATGGCAGCTTGGCATTTATGACATTGATAAAAATCCGATTCATACAGGAATTAGAATAGTCAGCAATTACAAACTAAGCAAGCGAATATCAGATGAGCGTTTTTCAGATGGTGCTCTATGGGCAATCAACATAGCAGGGAATGCAGAACCCACATATGAGACGTTAGGCTCTGACATTATTCTCGTTTTTGACGATGGCAATTAATCTTTACGACCGAGTCTATAAAGTGACTATTGGACCTGCCAATTTACCAGGGCAATCATGGAACAACTTAGACATTTCCTTTGATGCAACTAAGACAGGTGACTCTAGTCCTAATAAGCTCAAATTAAGTATGTTCAATCTTAACCCTACGAGTCGGGGTTTAATACAACGCAAAGGCAATATTGTGCTATTGGAGGCTGGTTACAAAGATAACTCTGGGCTCATTTTTAAAGGGGAACTGGAGCTGGTTAGTCATATAAAAGAAGATACCGAATGGGTGAGTGAGATCGAAGCTAAAGACGGATTAACTCAACAAAGAACAGTCATTTCTCTTTCTTTTGAAGATGACACCAGTCAACGGAGTATTTTGCAAGAAGCTGCTAAAAAAGTCGGTGTTGATGTAGGCAAATTGCAAGGCATCAAAGAGGACTTTAAATGGAACAAAGGGAGTGTCTTACATGGGTATTTTAAAGAAGTGATGGATACTATTTGTAAATCATTCAATCTGTACTGGTTTATTCTCAATGGTCAATTGTATGTACTTCCCAATGATTCGGCTATTTCCCAAAATGCTATCTTGTTAACATCAAATACGGGAATGATAGGTTCTCCTGAAGTGACAGAGGAAGGAATAAAAATACTTTCTTTACTCCGTTATGATTTAGATCCCGGTAAGATTATCCAAATCAAAAGTCGTGAAATAGAGGGTGATTACATAGCCCGTAAAATAGTACACAAGGGCAATACGATGGGCAATGATTGGTATAGTGAAATCGAAGCGATTAGGAGAGTAGGGTAGTGGCAAAGCGTGAAGTCAGTTTACAAGAAGCTCTGTCGAGAATACTTGATTATTCGTTGGCGAATACGTTTGTATCAATGCCAGCTCTTATTGAAAGTTATGACCCTGATAAACAGACGGCGACTGTAAAGCCGCTCTTCTCTGATAATTACGAATTCATTGAAGGTCAGTCTGAACAAGTTAAATACGCTGTTATCTCTAGCGTTCCTGTTATTTTCCCAAGAGGAAACGATTTTTTTATTTCTTTGCCCTTAAAGAGAGGTGATTCAGTTCTACTGCTCTTTTTAGATCGATCTATTGACGAGCTAGTAGAGAGTACCACTCAAGAAGTGATAGTGCCAAGAGATTTGCGTAAGCACAGTCTATCCGATGCCGTGGCGATTCCTTCCAGTATTTACCGACGTGACCCTATCCCCAATGTTGACCCTGAAAAGATGGTCATTGGGCATGAATCGGGTAAGTTTGAAATGCACATCGATAAAGAGGGTGTTGTCAGTATGAAAGCCACTGAGGTTAAGTTAGGAGGTCATAATGCGTCTATCCCTGTGGGGCATGGAACAAATATAGAGGCTCGGTTAACTGCATTAGAATCATTCATGGGGACTCATGTTCATGGCGATATAAACCCATTCCCTCCTCCCCTCTTACTGCCCAATCCTTTAGCGGGTGGCAAAGATCCCATTACAGGATTAGGGTTCAGCGCTGCAAGCGGAACAGCTAAGTCAATGAAGGTGAAAATTGATGAGTGATATTCAATTAGATTCGCTTGGCGGGATAGCCATTGTGGATGGCGATTTGGCTTTAGTCACGGGAGCCGATGAAATCAGACAAGAGTTGCAAATCAGGCTGAAACTATTTCGTGGGGAGTGGTTTCTTGATAATAGACGTGGCATTGATTATTACGGCACTTTCTTTGCCATACCTCCTCGAATAGCAGAAGGGCATAGGGAAATAAGGACTGAAATATCCGATACAAAAGGGGTCATCGGGATCAATCAATACAATGCTAAGGCGGATCAACATACAGGTGTGTTTACCATTGATTTTATTGCTGATACAGAAGAAGGGGTTATCGAGGTGAATGTATGACGTTTGGATTGACTGAGCTAGGTTTTATCAAGAAAGATGCCACGCAAGTAAGAGCAGAAATAGAGTCTGATTTTCGTGCTGTCTTTGGTAATGATGTTAAAGTAGGTCCAGAACATGAGGGTAAATCACTGGCAAGGAAACTGGTGGGAATCTTGGCTGACAGGGAGTCAGAGCTATGGGACTTATTAGAAGACCTTTATATAAACTTTTTCCCTGATAATGCTTTAGGTGTAGCATTGGATAATGCAGTGAGCTTAATTGGTATTCAACGATTTCAAGCAGCTTACAGTACCTCAGAATTGACACTGGGTAACGTATCTCTTTCACCCATTACGATATTAACTGGGAGCATTACCCGTCAATCGTCAACTAATGTTCAATGGGTACTGACTGAGGATGTTCTGATTGGCGGAGCTGGTGGCTTGTTATTTACGGCTTTGGATGTTGCCAATATTACATGGCAAATAGGCAGCACCATTCGCTATTCCTTTAATGGTAGCCCTGATTTGTCAACTGTTGTGAGTGGTGATCAGCTTATTGTCACTGGGACGACTAATGCAAGCAACAATGGGACATTTACGATTACTGATGTCAATAATACCAGTGACTATGTGGATGTCACCAATACGGCTCGGAGTAATGCAACAGATAATGAAACGGGTAGCCCTGCTGTTGCTGATATTAAAGACACTGAAATACTGGCTACGGGTCAAGCTCGAAGTGAAAATAAAGGAAACTTCAGTGCTGTCATCGGATCTATTAACATCATCGTTACGCCATTATCTGGATGGAATAGCGTTATCAATTTGACGGTGGCTATTGAAGGTCGAGATGAGGAAACCGACTCTGAACTAAGAACCAGAGCAGGTAATAGTACCGTCATTTCAACGGCAGGAACATCAATTGCAGTAGAAAACGCTATATCTCAAGTGGCCGGAGTGCAATTCGTCTATGTCCAAGAGAATCGGACAGCCGTAACAGATATTAATGGCTTACCTCCCCACTCCTTTGAATCCATCGTGCTAGGTGGTTTAGATGCTGATATTGCCAACGCTATTAAATTAAGTAAGCCTTTGGGTATTGAAACATATGGAACTGAAACTGTACCAGTGACAGACTCACAAGGGAATAGTTATAACATCAAATTTAGCCGTATTACTGAGGTTGACATTTACCTAATCGTTAATTTAACAGTTGACGGCAATTATCCAGTAGATGGGGATAACTTAGTTGAGCAGGCCCTTGTTGATTACGGCGAAGGGCTTACCAATGGCGAGGATGTTTTGAACCACCGCTTAGTGTGTGCTTTAGGAGAAATACCCGGTATTTTAACGGTTGTCATCCTGCAAGGTCTTTCACCGAGTCCTACCACATCCAATAATATCTCCATTGCTGCCACAGATAGAGCCAATATAGATGCCACTAATATCATGGTGAATTCGTGACACACCAGATATTAGTGAACGCTGAACAGATAACAACTCATGTAGCTGATGCTATTGACCGTTTACCTGATCAGTTCAGAAGAATCATTGCTCCCACGAATAACATTACAGATTTAATTACAAAGCTCACTGAAAAAGTTCAAGAACTTGAAAATATTATTTTCGATATGGCAGGTCATTTATCACTGGCTGATGCAACGGGAGAAACCCTAGAACGCTATGGTGAACTGGTGGGGCAATCTCGCCCTATTTCGGGTCTTGCTGCAACCGATGATAATGTGTACCGTGGACTGATATACGGCCAAATTGTCGAGAACACTTCCAATGGAACCATTGAACAGGCTATAGCAATTCTCCTTTCCATGCTGTGTTCAGATATTATTATTACGGAAATTCCTCATGCTGCTGCTGAAATTCAATATACCGGTACTCCTCTTTTTACCGTTAGCGAGATAAGAGAAATTCTCATTCGTGCCACCGCTCCTATTGAATTAGACGTGTCTTTTTATACCGCTACTCCGTTTGGTTTTGCCGGTGACCCTACGGCTTTTGGATTTGGAATAGGAGAAATAGGCTCTACCAGTTAGATATTATTCTAGTAATTAGGAGAATTTAAATGCCATTACCTACAACTTTACCAATTTGGGCCACTGATATAGGTTCTACAATCGAGACAGGGCTTAATGTCTCTGATATTGTGTGGCAGTCTGGAAGTACAATTCGTTATTTTTTCAGTGGCTCTCCTGATCTCTCAAGCGTTACCATTGGTCATCGTTTAGTGGTTACAGGAGCGACCAATTCAAGCAATAATGGAACTTTTCCAGTCACCAATGTTAATAACACTTTGGATTATGTTGATGTGACGAATGGTACACGTAGCAATGCTTCTGATGATGAGCTTTCTAGTCCTGCCAGTGCCGATGCAATTAGTTCAGGGGCAGTGATCCAAGAGCCATCAACGGCTAAAAAAGAGCAAGGCTGGCTCTCCCCTGAAAAACCACCCGATGGCTTTTTTAATTGGTGGCAAAACAATGTGTATCTTTGGGTTACGGTTATCAAAGATGCTCTCACAGTCACTTTGCCATTACCCGCCATCACAACGGCTGAAAGAGACGCTCTTGTTGCTATTCAGGGTATGACTATCTTCAATACAACTCTTGGCTTTGTTGAATATTACGATGGTGTTAATTGGGTATCGGTTCAGGATCGCCAAACAGCTATGGATTTTACACAAGTGGAGGCACTCAATGGACTATAGACGCTCATCAATACTGGCTTCT